CGTAAGGTGGCTTCAGAGACTAAGCGAGATCTTATTGCTAGTGAGCGCCCAATCTTGGGCATTATGATTAATCAATACCGTATGAAGATTGGCGTCATGCATGGCGATCCTCGTACAACACCGGGAGGTCTTGGCAAAGACTATGCCTACAGCGTTCGTTGCGAAGTAAAGCGCGACGATTGGCTTGAGGTAGGCACAGGACAGGAGAAGAAGCGTGTAGGCCAAACTATCCGTGTCCGTACTATTAAGAACAAGACCTACCCACCACAACAGACTGCATACCTAGACTTCTACTTTGCTGATGGTGGTCCAGTAGATGCAGGCAGCTACGATACCGGTAAGGAAATCGTCGCTCTCTCTATCCTCAATGGCATCGTAGAACGCCGTGGAGGTTGGATGTACTATAAGGATCGCAAATGGCAAGGTGCTCAGGCTTTAATTGACTCTTTGAGAGAAGAGGTTGACCTCAGTGCTGAGATCAGCGCCGCCGTTATGGATACCCTTAGGAATAGTCCGGCCCTGATGTTGGAGTCTCCTGATGAAGAGTGAGGGTCAGAGGCAGTCCCTCAAGCATGAGAAGAGGTTAGCCAAGCTTACTGGTGGAGTTCGCAGCGCTGCTTCCGGGGCCTTTTGGTCTCGGAAGGGCGATGTGCGTAATGATCACTACCTATTTGAGCATAAGTGGACGTCCAAGAAGTCCTTTAGTATCCAATCAGAAGTCCTAGAAAAGATTACTAAAGAGGCCATCCTAGATAGCAGAGAGCCAGTACTGGCATTTCATCTGGATGGGGAGGACTATGTCATCCTTCTAGAGAACCATTTTCATGAATTAACCGATGCAATGTACAATAAGGGTGTGGGGGGCCACGATGAACAAGGTGAATAATTGGTATTACGTTACAGTGACGACCCCTCATGGACGTGGCGCTATGATGCAAAGTGTCAAGGAGAAGACACAGAAATCTTCTTTCCTCCACGTGATAAGGCGTTGTATAAACCTATTGCAGACAAAGCAAAAGCAATTTGTTGGGGTAAGGATGGTAGGCCCCCGTGCCCGGTTAGACAAGAGTGTCTAAAGGAAGCTATACTGAATGCAGAGCAACATGGTATTTTCGGTGGTATGTCCCACAGAGAACGCAATGCTGTTGAGCGTAGAATTAAAAAACAGGGGATCACTCTAGAAGAGTGGTTGGAGAAAGAGGGCAGAAAGTATGGGCAAACCTAAGACTATTGCCAGTAAAGATCTAAAGGCATTTCTTACAGCTAACAAGCGAGAGACTAGGCTTATGGGCGCAGTAGAGCGCCACGTATTGTCACGTCCTTTCGATGATCGTGATATGAGCTATATTCATCCCTCAGATATCATCAAGGACGACTGGTGTGCGCTAGCACAGTACCACGCTATTAAGGGTAACTACGTAGAGACCCGTGATAAACCTACCGCTAGGTTAGCTTCTATCTTTGCAGAGGGACATCTTATCCACAGTAAGTGGCAAACCTGGTTTAAAGAAATGGGTGTGCTTTACGGTAAGTGGTATGACTCCAAAACTAAAGATTACACTTGGGCCACCTCTAAAGATTTAGTAGGCTACGCAGCCAATACTATTGAGTACAAAGAAGTTCCACTTAGTAGCGATAAGCACATGATCCGTGGACACGCTGACGGCTGGATTAAAGGCCTTGGAGATGATTGCCTAATTGAGATTAAGTCTATTGGTTCCGGTGGTCTTAGAATGGAAGCTCCGGCTCTTATGGCCCAATCTGAGGACAATGTAGAGAAGGCATGGAAAAACGTTAAGACGCCTTTCCGTTCTCACCAACTTCAAGGACAGGTATACCTACACCTTTGCCACCTTATGGTAGAAGAAGGTCTATTGCCTGATGCCCCTAAAGAAATCGTATTCATCTACGAGCTTAAGGCAAACCAAGAATATAAAGAATTCATTGTTCAATACAATCCTGAGTTCACTAAAGAAATCTTTGACAAGGCTCTAGACGTAGCATGGGCAGCAGAAAATGATCGCCCACCGCTATGCAGTATTGATATAGAGAAAGGGTGTAAACGTTGCGCCCCATTTCAGGAGGCAAAATGACACACGATGAATTGCTCAAGCACCTAGACGAAAAGCTATCTTGGGAAAACAGTACTGAAGTTGGCGCTGCTTATTCAGCCCTTCGTGCAGTAGTGGAATTACATAGACCTTACGCTCCTGCGTTCGTGGACATTGATTTATCAAAAGGCGGTGGAACTTGTTTCCATTGTTCTGTAGACATTAAAGAAAATAGTTTGGCTATTCCTTACCCCTGCCCTACTATCCAAGCCATTGAGAAGGAGTTGGGATGAGTATTAGTAGAGATGTATTAGCGTCAATGAATGAGCTTGGGTTCTCCTTGACAGCCAAGCCTGAAGAAGATATTCCTTCATTGCCTAGAGATATTACTGAGCTAGATGACGAAGGCCTCATGGATCTATTCGTACAGTTCACACAATGGAATGATCACCTTGCCGGTGCTCAAGCTATTGCTATTATTAATGAGAGAGAGGCTCAGCGTGCATTAGATAACGCTGAAGCTGCCGGTATGATCAAGAACTGGACCGGATCTAAAGGTGACCGAGTTGCTTTAATTAAGGCACAGATTGCAAGCAGCGAAGCCGTACAGGAACTACAGCACGAGCTAGATATTAAGTACGCTTTCCGTAAGCTTATTGAGACTAAGACTCTCAGTGTTGAAAGGGATTCGCAGTTGGTTTCTCGTGAATTAACTCGTCGCACATCAGATGGTGGCGGCATGAGATCAAGAACCAGGAGGTTCACTGCATAATGCCAGTGAGTAAGCGTCAGGAAAAAATTGAGGCCCGCAGGGCTGAGCAACAGGCTTTCCTCAAAGCTCGTGAACGTTATAACATGGCGGTATTCATGCAAGCTCAAGAGCTTGGTAAGCAGCTATTTGAGGCAGGAAAAGATAAGCTTACTGAGGGACAGATCGCTATGATTGAAGCTGAGATGGCTGATAATCAAAAGATGATTGACGAGTATCTAGATAGGGAGGGTCTTCGTGCCAAGCCAGAGCAGGAAGCACCGGGGTTACCGGACACAGAAGCTAGTAGCTGAGTACTTAGCTAAGCGTGGCTTTCCATTTGCAGAAAGTACTGGGGCCGGTAGAGCTGGCACAGATATAACCGGTACTGTAGGCATAGACTGGGAAGTCAAAGCACGGGCTGATTTCAACCCTAGCGGGGCTATGAAGCAGCTTAAAGAAAGAGCTAAGGCAGATGACCTACCGGTTGTTGTTCTCCGCTTAAACGGGCAGGGAGAGGCCTCTGTGGGGGAGTTTATGGTGTGCCTCAGATTAGAAGATTTTGTCTCCCTAATTAGGGATGCGGGATACGGAGATACACCGTAATATATGCCTTTAGGTGGGCGACTAAAAATCGAACCTAAAGGACCACAAATTGACAGAAGAAGATAACTTCTTGCGTGTAAGCGCAGGATCAAATGCCCAAGCTGTAGGCTCAGCTATTGCTCATGCACTATATGAGGCCCCACAGATTAAGCTCCGGGCAGTAGGAGCTTCAGCAGTAAACCAGGCAGTAAAGGCAATCGCAATCGCTAGAGGCTATGTAGCCCCTCGTGGACTAGATCTAAACTGCCGACCAGGATTTACCACGGTAGAGTCTAGAGATGGCAACATCTCAGCGATAGTCTTTACAATCTCGGTAAGTTAACCTATCATTAGTACCAAGAGATCTCTAAACAGTTAGGTACCAACATGGCAAAATCAGATATCGATGCTGCAGTAGCAGCTGAGAATACTCAAGGCCGCAAGTCAGAGGGTGCAGGAGTTTCATTCACCTCACCTTCAGCTAAGCCTGAAAAGGGTACGCTTGTAAAGCACACCTCTAATCAGTCTGCCGATCCAGCAGTACAGAATCCAGGTGTTCGTGCAAACCGTCCTTATGCAGGACAAGAGCGCCTAGGTGCTAAGTATGGCGTTAAGGCCAGCTACGCACCACAGACCGAACCAGCAGCTGGATTGACTCAAGCTAACGGTCGCATTGTAAACCCATCAGTCATTCGTCAGAAGGACTCATGGTCAGAAGGAATGGAAACTTCTTACTAAATCGGTTATACTGGAAGCAGGGTAATTTTGTTACCCTGCTATTCAGAGTTGGGGGGCAACATGAGTTTAACTGCTTTGTATTCAAAAGCAAAAGAAGAAAATACCAATGTAGCAAACAAGTGCGTTGTTGGCGCCTGGGCTACAACTCTCACAGAGGCTGATCTAAAAGCCTTTATAGAATCACTTAATGATGACGACTTCTCTACGAGGAGTCTATTTACGCTGTACAAAAATGCAGGTGCAACATTCGGACTAACATCACTCAAGGAACATAGAAACGGAAACTGTGCATGTCGCTAGAAGACGCCTATAATACCGCTAAAGCCGATGGTGCTTTAAGCTCCATCGAAAAACTGCTTAAGGCTAATGGCCTCAGTGCAGACGACGTGGGTAAGATTAGTAAGGTAAGCCTTTCTAATAACCCAGACGATACCAAGATTATTCTCTCGCCTAAGTGGGGAGAAGGACCAGCTTGGCAACCAGTACAGCCTGCAGATCCTGTAGTCATAAATCCAAAACCAACCCCCACGCCTGCTTTGATCAGCAGTGGCTGGAAGGTTGCTGTTGCCTTGCCCGATCCACAGATTGGGTACCGCAAATATGAGGATGGCACACTAGATCCATTCCATGATGAAGATGCCATGGATGTGGCCCTACAGATTATTGGCTTGGACCATGGTCATCCACTAGATCAAGTAATTAATCTAGGTGATTTCCTAGACCTTCCAATGTACGGAACTTACGAACAGGAACAAAATTTTGCTCATACTGCTCAACTTGCTATTAATCGTGGCCATCGCTTCCTTGCTGAGCAAAGGGCGAACGCAGGTAGTGACGCCCGCATCATCCTTCTGGAGGGAAATCACGATAAGCGCCTTAACCGCTTTATTAACAATAACGCTGCTGCTGCTTATGGGATTAAGGTAGCTAACATGCCGGAGTCTTGGCCAGTGCTAAGTCTTCAAAATCTATTGCGTTGTGATGAATTGGGAGTGGAGTTCATTGATGGGTATCCAGCTGCTGCACATTGGATTAATAAGCGTCTTCGTGCTATGCATGGCGATAGGGCTAATGCATCTGGCTCTACGGCTGCTCAATATGCGAATTCTAATCCAAATATTTCCACGCTCTTTGGTCATACACATCGTATGGAACAACAAAGCAAAACTGTCTTTGATCGGGATCAGTCTATCAAAAGTGTCTCATTCTCACCTGGCTGCCTCTGCAGAGTTGATGGGGCTGTACCGTCGGTTAAGGGTGGTGTGGATGTCAAAGGCCAGGCTCTACAGTATTTTGAGAACTGGCAGCAAGGCGTAAGCGTTATCTTCTTTAAAGATGGGGATGATGACAGTTTCCATTTCGATCAGGTGCATATACACAAAGGTAAAACTATGTACCGTGGCCAGGAGATTGTAAGTACGCTTAAGTAATTACGTTTAGCGTTACAGATAAGCCGGTGTAGTGCACAATATGTGCATACGCCGGCTTTATCTATTAGGAGATACTCTGTGAGTAACAATACTATTAATGTGTTGCAGGGAATCTCTGCAGCTCTTGCAATCTTAGGAGCTATTGGTCTCGCATTTCGTTGGACCATTAAGCACTATTTGTCAGAATTGCGCCCTAATCATGGGTCATCTTTAAATGATAAAATTAACCTAGAGATTATCCCTCTTCTTAAAGATCTTAGGAATAATCAAGAAAAGATTGCACTCAAAGTAGCTAAGCTAGAAGGCCGCTTCGAACAGCACGTAGACGACGTAGAGGCAGAATAATGTCTTATACGCCTCGTCCAGGAGACTATGGCGTAGTTAAAACTAACGGCCTAGTTGCAAAGCTTATTCGTCTAGGAACGTTAAGTCGTTGGAATCACGCTGTAATATGTATTGAAGGCGACCTGATTGTAGAGGCCCGCCCAATAGGCGTTAGCTTTGGTAAAGCCAGTAGTTATGAAAATATAGCTTGGAATCAACACGAATCCATCACAGATGGGCAGCGAACTGAAATTGTAGATTACGCTGTAGCTCAAATTGGGAAACCATACGGGTTTTTAGATATATTTACTATATTTCTTCGTATATTAGGCTTACGGGTTCCTCCAGTAAAACTTTGGAACAAGCTATCAAAGCGTGAAGGATTTATCTGCTCTGAATTAGTAGCCGAAGCATACAGCAA